AAAAGGCGACCCGTCACAGGTCGCCTAGACACCCCATACGGGGTGATTCGCCGCTTCACGCGGGAAACTCAATACAGATAGCCGTACCGCTGCAACAGTTCGCGGGCACGTTCGGGGGTTGTCGCCATGCTCATAATGGCCTCGGGCATGAGCCGCAACGTCGAGGTACGCCGGTAACGGTCATTGCCGATCCGGTTCGCGTTCAACACTTGCGACCGACCCCACACGCCACGCGACGTCACACCCTCCTGCGTCGCATACACCATCAACGGCTTACCGTCACGAGACGTACCGATCTGGATAGGCCGCAACCGTGCCGGGGAGAACGTGCCGTCCGGATGCTTCTTCGCATACGTGTACATGCCCCGACGCGCATTGACAACCTTCACCGGGTCAGCACCCAGGCGGATCGCCTCAGCACCAGCCTTCGTGAACACCCGCTCCTGCTCCGCAGAACTCAGCGACTCGAAATAGTCGCCCGTGTCACGGTGGAACCCGTCAGGCACCTCGTCATCGAACAGCCACATCGACGTGCACTTACACCCAGGGTGACGGTCGAAATCCGCCCGGTAACCCTTCACCCCGGCGAGGATCGCGCACCTCGAGCACGCCCCGGGTTGGATCACGCGCACCGAGTACCGGGCGCCCCTGCCGACCCCCAACGTGCCGTCAGCTGCCCGCCCAGCATCACGCACCAGCGTGGACGCCATGACGGACATGAATGCCGCCCCGGTGCGGAACGCCTGCCCAACGCCCACACCACGCCCAATCAGCGTCTTCGTGGTCGTCACCGCGGCATACAGTTCCGGGGCGATCGAACGCCCTTCACGGGTCGCACCGCCGAACGCTTCCGGCACCAAGGATGCGGGTTCCATGTCGGCGCCCAGCATCCCGCCAGCCTCCCGCACATACGCCGAAGACTGACGAGCCGCCGCAACCTGCGCCAACGTCACAACCCGCTCCACCTGCGGGGCAATCACATCCCAACCCGCGTCAAGGTCACCGCCACGGGTCCGGTTCCACAACCGCAGAACAAGCCGTGACGCCCCCTCAGACGTGGCTACAAGCCGAGCCTGCCTGTCACTCGCCAACCTCGTCAGAGCCGTCATCAATGGCCCCCTGAACCGCCATCTGCGCGCCAGCACCCAACGCCTCGTCAAGCTCCGCCTTACGCAGCTTCATAATCTTCTTGATCTCAGCCGGTCCACGCCCGTCAAGTTCCAGCAGATACTCGAACGGGTAACCCATCTGCGCCTTCTTCAGCAGAGCATCCGCCAGTTGCGCCTCAGACCGGATCTCAGGTGACTCCCAAACGATCCGCGCCAACCGGGTAGCCTGCGCCGTCTTCGCATCCCCCCGAACCAGCGCCACCAGCCGCAGCACCTCCCGCAGTTGCGGGTCAGTGAACGTGATGAACTCCCCAGCCTTCTTGTTCAGACCGATCTCAGCGGACTTCAGCGCATCACCGGACAGGTTCGAGATACCCTTGTTCGCCACAAGGTAGTGCGGGGGTGTGCGGGTCTGCGCCGCAATGTGCCCCACCGCAATCTCAATCGTGTCCGTGAAGATGTCGAGGCTCGCAGCCTTCCACGAGTCGATCTTCGCGTTATCCCCAGTGATGGTGATGAGGCGCCGTTCCCGGAGATCCTTCATGTCCACCGGGCGCTGACCGATCGGCTTACCGTCCGCGTCCAGGATCGGGATCATGGGCGGCTGCGTGCCGAGCATCACCCGCGCATCCATCGACGCGTAATCCGCAGCCAGGAACAGGTACGCCCACAGCAGGTTGATAGCGTCCTGCATGGGCATGACACCCTGAATCTCCGACAGGGGGTCACCCTTCAGTGTCGGACGGTTCTGGATCTCCACCACCGGCACAACACCGAGCTTGTTCGGCACGGGCCAAGAGTCGTCAGCCGCACCCTCACGCGGGTTCCACCCACCGGACGCCGCGTACTCTTCCCGCTGCTGCTCCGACATCGACTCGAGCTCGTTAGCCGGCGTCACCCGCGGACGAATCCACTTCCACACGTCATCCGCCGTGTACAGGGTTGCGTACTCGTCGTCCTCATCCACCCACGTCTTCAACGCGGCCGTCCGCAGACGCGGATTCTCCCAGTCGTACTCAATCTCAACCGACGACGGATGCTCAAACGTGACGATCGGCTCCCCGTCAGGGTCGCCCCACACGATCACGAAACACCGCTTAGCGGTCAGAGCCGTAACCGCACCCTGCGAGAACTGAGCATCAAACTCGTTCATCTGCAACGCATCCCACAGCTTCGACGCCGCACCCTTCGGCATGTTCGTCACACCGATAGGCTTCAGGCGTTCCGCCTCAGCGTTCACAACCGTCCCGCACCAGTTGTCGGAAAAATCCGCATACCGGGACGCGTTCGCCTTCTTCCACTCATCAGTCGCAAAGTTGAGAGGCTGATCGCCCTCGTAATACGACTCCGCCCGCTCAATATCCGGGCGACGATTGTTCAGGCGGGTGTAAATCCGCTGAGTCAGTTTCCGGGCCGCATCCGCGTCCATGCGCCCTCCAAAGGCTCAGTAATAGATGAAGTTGTCGGCAGGGTCGTCGAACTGCCCGTCCTTGAGCGCGTCCATGGCCGCTTCATGCGCCAAGTCCGAACTCATCGCCTGGTCGATCTTCTGGTGATCCGCCCCATGAGGCTTCCCGAGCACATACCGCTGCATCGTCTTCGCGATCATCACCGCGTTAGTGACGTGGGTACGCGTGACGGTGTCGCCGTCATGCGTGAACCGCGAGTCAGGGTTGCGGATTGCTGAACGGAACTGCTCCAGTGACTTGTGCATTGCCGTGATCGAGTTCGTGGGCCATGGGATGAAAACCTTCGCCCCGTACTTCGCCGCCCACTCAGCCAGTTCCGTCCGCCAGGAATCGTCATCACCCAGAGCCGACTCGTCGATAGCACCCATGGCAGACCCGGCCGGGTCCACGTAGGCGCGCACAATGCGGTACTCCGACGCAATGAAGTCCACCGCGGCGCGAACCTCCCCGCGCGGGATGAACCCGCCGAAGTTCGCCGGGTCCCACACGGTCAGCCGCTTATCGCCGCCAACGTCATACGTCGGCGTGAACTGGTACAGGTCGCGCGTCTCGAGGCGAATCCCGGTCCAGTCGTTGTTGTTCGACAGGTCCATGCCCATCGCGACGGACGTGCGAGGCTTCACCTCGACGGGTGCGCGCTTCGCGTCCCACTCTTCCGGGGTGATCCACTTGCCGGCGCCAGCAACAAGCCGGTTCCCGAAGAATCGCTCCGCATCCGCGGGGTCTTTCTCCATCATCTCGGCGGCTTCGCCCTCGATGGTGTCCAACGAGACCCACGGGGCACCCTCGTAGTTGAACGCGAATATCTTGCGGCGTTCCTTCTTGTTGCGGAAGGACAGATTGGCGGGCGGGTGTCGGAAGTCGCGGTTGACGTCCTTCGCCTGCGATTCATACGTCCGCTGCGCGACCGAATCCGCCGCAGGGTCCCACGCGTTGGTAGTCTCGATCGCGCGCCCACCCATGCCGGCGAGACCCTGGCGTTGCTTCTTCGCCAGGTTGTGACCGCCGTTGGACTTCACCCAAAGCCCGGTCTCGTCCTGCACCACAAAGGTCACACGCTGACCGAGCCGCGAGTTACCCTTCGCCGTGACAACGTCGATCCGACCATCCCCGGGAAGGCGGATGAACTCCTCACCCGTCCGCGGGATGATCTCCCCCAGGGGGCCGAGCTCGATCATCGGACGCAACGCGTCATACGTGTTAGAGGTCTGATCCTCCGACGTCGCCGTGATCTGAATCAGAGGCGTCGCCCACTTGCGACCCATCGGCTCACCGTCGGCATACCGATGAACAAACCCGCAACCGCAACCGTTCTCCGCACAGTCATACACGTCACCCTCAGACGCCCACCCCGCGAACAACACGGGACCGACACCCTCCGCACACACAAACGCAGAGATCAGCGGAGACTTGCCCCACTTCTGAGCGCGGACCAGCTGCGACCGCCGATACACGAACGCGCCACCCAAAGGGTTAGGCGGGAGATCCGGGTCAACCTCAGCAGCAGGATCGAACGACGCCGACGCCTTAACCATGTAGTGATTGCCGACGAACCGATACTGCTCCCGAGCAAGACGGAACGGCATCCCCCGGTGCCCACGGTCAGGGATCACGCAATGCGCTTCGATCCACTCAGGGACGACAAGCAGCGGACGATCAGCCTTCATCGCCAACAGCCGCAGCCCAACGCTCCGCAGCGGTCGGGCCAGTACGCTCAGGAGCCGGCGCCGCAGCAGCCCGCTTCGCGGACAACTCATCAACGCTGAACTTCCAACGCAGAGCGTGCATCCCAGGCAACGAAAGCCCCAACTCCGCCGCCATACGCAGCGCAGCAGTCTTCAACCCCGAATTGGAATCAGGCCCAGTCGACTCAATGTACGCACGCACATACGCCGCAACCTCGTACACCAACCCAAGCTGCGACCACATGAACGCCTGCGGCTTCGCCCACAACGCCGCCCACAGGTCAAGCTCACGCTCCCGCAAAGCAGCCGTCGCGTCAGGGTCAAACTCCTTGACCCGCTTCTTGTCCTCCCAGTAAATGTCGTACACCGGGATAGCGGGAAGCGGGAACTCCGGAACATCACCCTTGAAACCCTCAGCAGGCAGAGTCACCCACGCGGCATCACCCGCACGATCCCGACGCAGCGCATTCGGGTCCGGAGCAGGACCACTACGGCCACGAGCGCCACCAGAAGTCATGACATCACATCCTCAGCATCACGCTGGGCAGCATCACGCCACCACGGAACAGTCGAACACCCCTACGAATCGAGGGGATCTGAAACGTTTTGAACCTGGAAAACCTCGGAGCGCCCTCCCCGGCGGTACTTTGGCAGGAGGGTTGAAGGGGGCCTCCCCCACCCCTTGAGGTGGGACTGTCGAACATCCGTTCAGGTGTGCCAGCCTCCGGGCTGGTGTTCTGCTGTGGACGTGTCATGACAGGGTTTACACAAGCCGCGGCCAGCGTGAGGGTCGTTGGGGTTGAGCCCGAGCTCGATCAACTCTTTGCGTGACCGTGGGTAGTGGTCCGCTACTGTGCTGAATGCGCGGCGGCAGAGGACGCAGATGGGGTCACGGTGTAGGACTGCGGTGCGGAATGCCTGGTGTCCTGGGGTTGTGTAGCCCCGGTCTCGTGCCGTGCCGCGTGCCCTGTCCGCTGCACGTCTGTGCTCAGCGCATCGTGTCCCCTCGGATGTGGGGTAGATGGTTGGGCATCCGGGTTGTGAGCACACGCGCATGTGCACCTCGGGGTCGAAAGGGAAGAGTAAGAGTCCCGCTATTCCCGGTTACAGGGATAAACGGGAATGAGGGGGTCAGTCGTCGTCGTCTGTGCGTGCGTACCGTTCCCGGTGCAACACAGCATTCAACAGCCCATCCGTCATAAACGAGGACTGCTTCTCACGGGTGGCCCAGAAGAACACGGAGTCGTTGTTGTCCATGTCTGCGAGGGTGGTGGTTTCGGTGACGAGTACCCATGCCCCGGTGAGGTCGCCGTCGCATTCGTCGTGGACGTGTGCTTCGATGGCGGCTTCGAGGGCCATCTTCGTTTCGGCGCTCACCGGATCACCTCGTACTGCCAGAAGAACGCGTGATGTTCGCCGCGTCCTTTGTGGGGGCCGGCGTGACCTTCAGACAGGTAGCAGGTGAGGGAGTCGTAGTCGAGTACCAGGGTTGCGGTACAGGGCTTAACTCGCGCGACTTCAGCCTGTGGGCTTGCCTGCGCTTCGGTCAGATCCTCAGCCCTCGACGTCATGGTCTCTCCAGCCAGGCTTTGAGTT